GAAGAAATAGACGCGACGTTAAAATTAGATTTACAAAAAGCCGAAAAGGATTATAATAAAAAAATCGATGAAATTGAGGAACAAAAAAGAAAAGATAAGTTAGAAAAAGAAAAAGAGTTACAAGAAAAAATTAAAGAAAATGAATTAAAAGAATCGGAACGTTTTTTATCTGACCAAGAAATAGTTATAACGTTATTAAACGATGGTTTAGAAAAGCAAATTGCAATTAGGAAACTGGCATACGACAAAGAACAAATTGATTTACAAAATAAATTAGACAATCAATTAATAACCGAAGAACAATTTCAAGCATTATCGAGAAATAATTTTAAAAATTATAATAAAGGCGTTGCTGATGACACGAAAAAAATTGATGAGGAAATGATGCAACACAAAATAGCGGTACAACAACAAGGTTTGGATTTAGCGTTGCAAGCAAATAATTTAATGAAAGATTTATTTGGCAAATCTAAAGGCGTACAAAAAACTGCAATTTTAGTAGAATCAGCGGTTAGTATTGCAAAAATGATTATATCAAATAAATTAGCAAACGCGGGCGCATTAGCAACACCGCAAGCAATAGCAACAAGTGGAGCGGCTGCGGTTCCAGTTATCGCGATGAACAACATTTCAACGGGGTTAGGAATAGCGGCAAACATCGCAGCAACTGCAAAAGCGTTAAAGGAAATCGGCGCTGGTGGCGCTCCTCCTCCCGCACCTTCAACATCCGGAGGCGGTGGCGGTGGCGGTGGCTCAATGAGTAGCGGAATCGTTGCGCCTAATTTTAACGTGGTTGGAAATAATAACATCAACCAATTAGCGCAATTACAACAACAACCAATTAAAGCGTACGTAGTTGGTAGCGAGGTAACAACGCAACAATCATTGGATAGAAATAGAATAGGAATAGGACAATTATAAATTATGAAAATATTAGAATTAATTCTTGACGAAGAAAACGAAGAAATGGGAGTTTATGCTATTTCCGTAGTAAATGACCCAGCAATAGGTGAAAACTTCGTAAAACTAAGCAACCAACAAATTACGTTTAGTACCATTGATAAAGAAAAAAAATTATTAATGGGCGCGGCATTAATACCGAACAAACAAATTTACCGACGCAATAAAAAGCACGGAGAATTTTACATTTACTTTTCGGAAGATACGGTACGAAAAGCCAGCGAATTATTTTTTATAAACCATAACCAAAGTAACGCAACGTATGAACATTCTAAAACTTTGGAGGGGATGTCCGTTGTGGAAAGTTGGATAATCGAAGACACGGAAAAAGATAAATCTAAATTATACGGATTTGATTTACCAAAAGGAACTTGGATGATTTCGATGAAAGTAAACAACGAAAACGTTTGGAACGATGTTAAAGAGGGCAAGGTTAAAGGTTTTTCAATCGAGGGTTATTTTGCGGATAAATACGAAATGAGTTTGGAAACGAGTTTGCGTAAAACAATGGACGAAGAAAAAGAGTATTTAATCGAGCAAATCAAAAACGTATTAAAAGGAAATGAATTAGCGGAGGAATCATATAATGATTATCCAAGCGTTGTTAAAAGAAACGCACAACGTGGTATATTACTTAACGAAAAGAATGGTAATAAATGTTCCACGCAAGTGGGTATGATTCGTGGAAGGCAGTTAGCCAACGGTGAAAAAGTAAGCATTGAAACGATTAAAAGAATGTATAGTTATTTAAGTCGAGCGGAGGTATATTACAACCAAGGCGATTCAAACGATTGCGGTTATATTTCTTATTTGCTTTGGGGCGGTAAAGCCGCATTAACTTGGTCGGAATCTAAATTAAAACAAATCGAAAATGGCAAAGGTTAAAACATCAACAATTTCGTTCGTTAGAAAACCAAGAAAAAAACGCAAAGGTGTACACGCTAAATCGAAATGTTCACAAATAAAAGGTTCTAAAAATTACGTTAAATTATATAAAAGTCAAGGAAAATGAGTAAAGTCAAGGAACAAACAAAAAGTTCACCGCAAGGAGGTAAACGCGGTTGCTTATGTAAAAACGGAAAATATAGCGTTAAATGTTGCGACGGAACGTTACCAGCGCAAGGTATTGGTAACATAGGAGGAAAGGTAACGCCTTAATTTACAATAAGTTATAAATAAAAAGGTGTACAATAGTTAATTAATTAAGTTTTAAATAAAAAAGTTATGGAAGAAAAAACAATTTTAGGTAGGCTACAAGCCTTGTTAGGTTTAAACAAGGTTGAATTAGCACAAATGAAACTAATGGATGGCGTTACCATAATCGAAAGCGAAAATTTCGAAATTGGTTCGGAGGTATTTATCGTAACGGAAGACGAACAAAGAATTCCATTACCCGTTGGCGAATATTCTTTAGAAGACGATAAAATTTTAATCGTAGTTCAAGAGGGAATAATCGGAGAAATGAAAGAAAAAGAAGAGGAAAAAGAAATGCCCGAAGAAATGCCGTCCGAAGAAATGCCACAAACCGAAGAGGCGGAATTAACGGAGGCTGAAACACAAGTTTTAAACCCGAAAAAAGTTATCAAAAGTACAATCGAGGAAACGTTGTTTTCCAAAATTGAGGAGTTAAAAAAGGAAAACGAGGAGTTAAAGTTGCAACTATCTACAATGAGCGCACAAGAGGAAGCGCCAGTAATGGAAATGGAAAATGAACCCGCAACAAAACCAATTTCCTATAACCCCGAAAAACCGCAAGCACAACCACAATTTACTTGGGGGCAAAGCGCGGGAATGTCGACGTTCGACAAAATAATTAGTAAACTTAATAAATAAAATAAAAAATGGCTACTTCAATTACAACAACTTATGCTGGTGAGTTTGCGGGCAAATACGTTGCCGCGGCTCTTTTATCCGCTCCGACAATCGAAAAAGGCGGAGTTACCGTATTACCTAACGTACGTTACAAGCAACTTTTGCAAAAGGTTGCCGATACTAACTTGGTACGAAATGCAACGTGTTCATTTACCGATGCATCAACAATTACTTTAACCGAGCGTTTCATTACCGTTAAAGATTTGCAAGTTAACCTTGAACTTTGTAAAGCTGATTATTTTAACACTTGGCAAGCGGCAGAATTAGGTTTTTCTAACTTTAAAGAATTGCCAAAATCGTTTGCTGATTTTATGATTGCGCGAGTTGGTGAGCGTGTTGCTGCTAATATTGAAACTGCATTTTGGCAAGGTGCAACCGCTACTCAAGGTTCTTTCGATGGTATCTCAACTATTGTTGCTCTTGACCCAGCGTTGCCAGCAGCGCAAGAGGTAACTGGTACATCGGTTACCGCTCTAAACGTAGTTACCGAATTGGGTAAAATCGTTGACGCAGTTCCCGCCGCTCTTTACGGAAATCCTAATTTGAGAATTTACGTTTCAACTAACATTGCAAAAGCATACGTACGTGCATTGGGTGGATTCTCTACCGTAAGCGGTGTAACGGGTAACGTTGCCCCAGCGCCAGGAGTTGGTGGAATGTCCACAACTTGGTACAACCAAGGCGCATTATCTTTTGATGGAATCGAAATATTTTGGGCGCCTGGATTAGCTAACAACACCGCTATTTGTACAACCGTGGATAACCTATTCTTTGGTACGTCCGTTCTAAGCGATTTGAACGAGGTTAAAGTAATTGATATGGCAGACATCGATGGTTCACAAAATGTAAGAATGATTATGCGTTTCGTTGGTGGCGCGCAATATGGCGCAGTTGAAAACGTAGTTACTTACGGAATCGTTAACGCGGTTAACTAATTTATTAACTTAGGGGGGGCAACCCCCCTTTTTAAAACTTTTTACAAATGGCTTGTTTAGTTTCAAACGGACGATTAGAACAATGCAAGGATTCGATTTCGGGAATTCAAGCGGTGTATCTAATCAATTTTGGCGATTTTGACCCAGACCCAACAACGGGAGGTGGAGATGTAGGTTATAATGAAACTACGATTTCACTTACCACGGGAGGAACGGGTTATACTACTGGTACTGCGGTGGCAACAACGGGCGGTTCGGGTACGGGTTTCACCGTAAACATTACCGCGGCTGCTGGTGTTATTACTGCGATTACCGTAAACAACGATGGTATTAACTACGTTGCGGGCGATGTATTAACCGTAACGGGTGGTACGGGCGGTACATTTACAATTACTAATTATGGTACTGTAGGTTACGAGGATATGATTACTTCAATCGGAGGTTCAATCAACAACATTTATAAGTACGAATTAAAAGGTAATAACGGCTTTATTCAAACGATGAATACATCTCGCGAGAATGGAACAACTTTCTTTACTCAAACGATTACCGTAGAATTGAAAAGACAAGACCCAGTTTTTCATAAGCAATTTAAAATTTTAGCTTACGGACGTCCGCACGTTGTTGTACGTACAAACGGAAACCAATTCTTTTTAGCTGGTTTATTCCGTGGATGCGATGCAACTGCTGGAAGCGTTGAAAGCGGGGTTCAATATGGTGATTTTAATGGTTATAAAATTACATTCGAGGCGATGGAAGAAAAACCCGCAAATTTCCTTGATTGTTCAACCGAACAACAATTACTTACGTTGTTAGGAGCGCCAACATTGGTTACTACTTAATAGTTAATCTAACGATTAAAAGGAGGGGGTTAATAGCCCCCTTTTTTATTTAGAAACAAAAAGTAATTTTTTAAGTTATTATGTTATGATAGTAGTAACGGACGATACGGTAAATGACCAATTTATTTATTTTATTCCTCGCGTTCAAGGCGTTGACCAAATGTATTTAACGGACGAATCAACTAACGTTACGGTAAACGTTGCGATTACTAATTATACAATGGGTGCGTATGCCGACGAAATCGAAGCGGTTTTCCCTTGCAAACAAAACCATTTCTACCGATTGGTTTTAACGGATGTAAGCAACAATGAGATTTACCGAGACCGCATTTTTTGCACAAACCAAACACCAAGTAATTATACGCCTAACCAAAACACGTATGTTTCAGTTAGTTCGAATAACGAATTTTTAATGTTCTAATATGAATAATATACACATCGTAAATTTAGCCGCATACGAGGCGCCAGTTATCAAAGAATCGAAACGAGATAATTGGGTGGAGTACGGGGAGAACAATTTACATTTTAATTTTTTGCTCGATAGATATATAAATAGTACAACCAATAACGCCGTTATTAACAACATAGCGAGGTTGGTTTACGGCAAAGGTTTAAAAGCATTGGACGCATCAAAGAAACCAAACGAATACGCGCAAATGGTAGCGTTATTCGATAAAGAATGCGTTCGTAAAATGGCTCTTGACTTTAAAATGTTAGGGCAATTTGCAATCCAAGTTGTTTATACGAAAGACCACAAGAAAATTGCAAAGGCTTACCACGTTCCGGTACATTTATTACGAGCGGAAAAATGTAACGAGGATGGCGAAATAATGGGTTATTACTATTCTGATAATTGGGCGGAATATAAGAAATATACGCCCGTAAGATATAGCGCTTTTGGGACATCAAAAGACGAATTGGAAATAATGTTCGTTAAGCCTTATTCGGTTGGAATGAAATATTATTCTTATCCCGACTACCAAGGTGCAATACCATACGCCGTATTGGAGGAGGAGACATCGGATTATATGATTAACCTTGTTAAATCGTCCTTTTCGCCGAAAAGCATAATTAATTTTAACAATGGCGTTCCATCGGAGGAAATGCAAATGCAAGTGAAAAGCGACATTATGAATAAACTTACGGGGGTTAACGGCGATAAAGTGGTAGTAAGTTTTAACAATTCTAAAGAAAGCGCCGCCACAATTGAGAATATGCCGATTGACCAAGCGCCCGAACTTTATAAATATTTATCGGAGGAGTGTGTACGTAAAATTTTAATTGGACACAACGTAACAAGTCCGTTACTTTTCGGTATTGCAACAACTACGGGTTTTGGAAGCAATGCAGATGAGCTTAAAAATTCGGCAATTTTGTTTAATAATATGGTAATCGTTCCGTTGCAAGAAATGATGTTAGACGCGTTCGATAAAATATTAGCATATAACGGAATTAGTTTAAAACTATATTTTGAAACGTTAAACCCTCTCGATGCTGGTGGCGAAATTACAACAACCGACGAAGCAACGAAAGTTACCGACGCAATTAATATGATGAGTCCATTGGTAGCTAACAAGGTTTTGGAATCAATGACATCGGACGAAATACGCGCATTGGTTGGGTTAAAACCCGCACCCATTCAATTAAAAAAAGAAGATGTAAGCGACGAAACATTACAAGGTATTTACGATAATTTAGGAGGCGAGGAAATCGATAATGACGTATGGGAATTAATCGAGGAACGTGAATTTTCCGATTCTAACGATTCAGCTGATGAATGGGCATACAGATTGTTAGCGCCTAAAAAAACGTTAATGCAAAAGTTAAGCGGGGTAATTAAAAGCAATCCAAACGGATTTAGCTACCTTGACAAATCAATTTATAAAGTTCGTTACCGTTATTCGGAGCGATATAGTAAAGATAATTCAAGAGATTTTTGCGTTCAAATGATGCGACGAACTAACAACGGAGTTGTTTATAGAATCGAAGACATCGACGCGGCGAGTAGCTTAGGAATCAACGAGGAACACGGACACAAGGGTAAACCTTACGATTTATTCCGCTTTAAAGGCGGTGTTAATTGTGGGCATTTTTGGACGGAACAATTATACCAAAGAAAGAAAAACCCCGACGGAACATTAAAGGAAGATAAAGCATTATCGAGTAACGAACAAGTTGCAACAATACCAAAAACATATCAACCAAACCCTCGCGGTTCGGGCGATGCAAATACGCCTCCAATTGATATGCCAAATAATGGACATCACCCAAATTATAAATAATGGAAGCATTACTAATTACAAGGCAAGATTTAGTAAAATACACCGCAGTTAACGGAGCAGTGGATACTGATTCGTTTATACAATGGATAAAGGTTGCGCAAGATATTCATATACAAAATTATTTAGGCACGGATTTATTTAATAAATTAAAAGCGGATGTATTATTTACAATAAGCAATACGGGAATACCAACAACCACAAGTTTAACCGCTGGCGGTACGGGTTACACAAACTTAACTGGAATCGCTTGTTCGGGCGGTACGGGTTCGGGGTTTGGCGTTGATATTACAACGGCGGGTAACGCGGTTGTTTCTTACGTTGTATCAACGGCGGGTACTGGGTACACTGTAGGCGATGTTTTAACAATACAAGCGGGCAACACGAATGCAACGATAACGGTGGATGCTATCGACGAAATACAACAACCATATTTAAACCTACTTACTACCTATGTCAAGCCGTGTTTAATTCATTGGGCAATGGTTGAATATTTGCCGTTTAGCGCCTTTACAATAGCGAACAAAGGAGTATTTAAACACGGAAGCGAAAACGCTACAAACGTAGAAAAAAGCGAATTGGAAATGTTAATTGAAAAGCAAAGACAAATAGCGCAAAACTACACGCAAAGATTAATTGACCATTTGGTATTTAATGCGGGAATTTACCCCGAATATAACACGAATAGTAACGGCGATATTTTCCCCGACTCAAACAATTATAATATAGGATGGGTACTGTAAGAAAACCGAACAAAGAAAACATAAAAAAGTTATTAGTTTATTTAAATAAAACAAAATGCCAAACGAAATAGGTTGGGGTAAACCCTACGATGAAATAAGCGGTTACGGAATGGCGGCGGTTAATGGCGCATTGGATGGTTACGGAACAATAGTTATTAATTCTTATTCTGGGGAAACGGATATAAGTTCCATTGACGAAGACAACAGAACAACCAGTTCAGTAATAATAGGAGACCCAAACTTGTATTTAGACGCTGGAATAATTTATTTATTCTTTGAGTTTGCGGAGGGCGTTACGTTTCAATCCATTTCTTTAGACCTTTATTTAAACGATGAATTTTTAGTTAACAAAGGATTAACCAGCGATGGAATTAGTTTAATTGATGCAACACCAGCAACGGGTACGTATTTCGCTTATTTAACTATTAATATCGACACGGAAACAAGTTATACGTTTGTTTCAAATACCCTTGTCGTGTAATGAGTAATAACATTAAACCGAGCAAATATCCAGTTAACCCAGATGAACAAGCGGATTTATTAGACCAAGCCGTTAACGCTGGAAGAGCGGGTAAACAAGACGCATTGGTTAGCGGTACAAACATTAAAACCGTTAATGGAAATTCTTTACTTGGAAGCGGAAACCTTATTGTTTCGGGTTCAAATCCGAGAACATTAAGCAACATAAATGGAAATAACGTAATTGGTACATCCATTCAAATAAGCGCTACCGTTACAATTAATTCAAATACTTTAGTTGCTAATAATTCTTTATACATAAGGAGTTTAATTACAAAAACTGCTGGTTCAACCACATCAACGGCGCGATTATACATCAATACAAATAATACTTTAACGGGAGCAACCTTAATTGGTACGAGCGCTCAAATGAATTCAACAACTTACATTCAAAGGTTTGAAAGAAATTTCTTTTTTGATGGAAGCAATTTGTTTTGTTACAACCCAGCAAATGGAATTGCTACGGATTTAACGGTAGCAACAATTACGCTTGTACCTTTTAATGCAGCATCAACATATTATTTAATTTTCACGGTACAAAATAGCACCACAACACCCGACAATATGGGGTTTAAAAGAGTAATAGTACAAGTATATGATTAACATAACAACGATAAAAGGCGGTTTTGTAATAAATGAAACCGATTACTTATTAGAAGGTGAAGCGGAAATAATAAGCCAAACACAAGCGCACGTAATAACCGATAAAGGAATTATATTAATCGACGTTGCCGTAAACGTTGATGGGCAACAACTTACAACAATACAAGAATTATTAAGTTATTTATACAAATGAACATTAAAGGAGTTGCGGGAATGTATTTTATTTTGGCTTTTGCGGGGTGTTTTATTGCTTTGTTAGAAGGCGAAGAAATATATATCCGTGTTTTAGCTGGCGCTTACGCTTGCTTACTCACATACCAATTATTATTATCTTATGAAAGCAACCGCGACGATTTTAGTAACGACAATTCAAACTAAATGGATTTCCCTTTTGGGAATTGTTTTAACTTTTTTTATGCCAATTACTGGAATGGTATTGGCGGTTGGATTTTCTATTTTTTTAGATACGATAACGGGTATTTGGAAAAGCCGTAAAAACGGAGTACCGATTCGTTCCAGAAGGTTGAGCGCGGTAATATCGAAAATGTTTTTATATCAATTAACAATAATTCTTTTTTTTCTTATTGATTGGTTTATTCTAAATGAAATTTTAAAAACTATCTTTACAACTGAATTGTTATTAACTAAGGTACTTTCGTTGGTTTTAATTTCTATCGAGGTTGTTTCGATTAACGAAAATTACAAAGCGGTTAGGGGCGTTGACCTTTGGAGTAGTTTAAAAAAATTATTAAGTCGAGCAAAAGAATTAAAAAATGATAGCGACGAAATTAGACACCAGTAAGATTATCCAAGTTCCGTTGGATAAATCGCAATACTTTCAAGAGGAAGCAACCAAAAAACAAATCTATTTGCACCATACCGCTGGCGGGGGAAATGCAAGGGCGGTTAGTCAATTTTGGAATTCTAACGAAACACGGATAGCAACGGCGTTTATTATAGCTAATAACGGAGAAATAGTACAATGCTTTAGTTCTAAACATTGGGCGTGGCATTTAGGAATAGATTCCGAAGATTTTTCCCGTAATGGTGCGGCTTATCAAAACTTAAATAAAAGTTCGGTAGGCATCGAGATTTGCAATTTTGGAATGCTCAAATATCGCAACGGCAAATTTTACAATTACACGGGCGGAATAGTTGAACCGAAAAACGTTACTACGTTAGAACAACCATACAAGGGTTTTTTACATTGGGAAAAATACACGGATGCGCAAATAGAAAGCACCCGACAATTACTCGTTTACCTTTGCGACACGTACAAAATTCCCAAGGCATACCGGAGCGAAATTTTCCAAATAGATAAAGAAGCATTTAAAGGTACTGCGGGCATCTTTACGCACAATTCAGTTCGTAAAGATAAATCCGATATTTACCCTTGCCCGCGAATGATTCAAATGCTCAAAAATTTATGATTCGAATAATAGCGATTTTAAGCGTTTTAACGCTGTTTTCGTGTTCAAGTGAACGCTTGGCACAATACCACGTAAGAAAAGCGCTTAAACACGGCGCAAAATTGACGCAAGACGCGGATACGATACGCATAACTACGTTGGATTCATTCCCCGTAATTAAACACGATTCTATATTTTGGGAAAAATTCATAACAACTAAGGATACAATCGTAAAATTCAAGAACGTTTACGTGCCAAAAACGAGGTGGCAAACCCGAATTGAATACAAAGAGAGAATAAAGACGTTAAGAATTAAAGGAAAAACACAATGGAAGACCGCTAAAGCGCAACAAGTGGTTAAATATAAGTTCCGTTGGTATTGGGTTATTGTGGCGTTTTGTGTTGGGTTTTTGGTTCGTTACATTTTATCGCCTACTTTTATTGGTAGGATTAAACTATTATTTAAGTTATGGAGATAATAAAACACGGACGAAACATCCACGAATTAAGATTATGGGGTAAAACCGCTCACGTTGCAATGCTATCGGATATTCATTGGGACAACCCAAAATGCGAGCGCGATTTATTAAAGAGGCATTTAGAATTTTGCAAGTCGAATAATATTCCCGTAATTATAAACGGGGATTTCTTTTGTTTAATGCAAGGGCGCGGAGATAATCGACGCAATAAATCGGACATTAGAACCGAACACAATAACGCAAGGTACTTAGATAGTATCGTTGAAACTGCGGTTGAATGGTTTTCCCCTTACGCGGAAATCATTAAAGTTATCGGTTACGGCAACCACGAAACTGGAGTAATTAAATACCAAGAAACGGATTTACTGCAAAGATTCGTTGACCTACTAAACTACAAAAACGGAACTTCAGTTTATACTGGAGGGTACGGAGGTTGGATAATTGTTAGGCAAATGTTCCATTCAAACGTTTCTTTAAGCACGAAAATTAAGTATTTCCACGGGAGCGGCGGCGGTGGAGTAGTTACTAAAGGAGCGTTAAACCTTACCCGCGCTTTGGAAATGTACGAAGATTTCGACGTGTTCACAATGGGACATATACACGAAAATAGCGCACGTAATGACGTAAGGGAATGCCTTAACCATAACGCAAAGGTTGGTTATTCAGTTAAGCAAAAGTACATACATTCGATGTTAACGGGTACTTATAAAGAGGAATACGGAGACGGTTCGCACGGATGGCACGTTGAAAGAGGCGCACCCGTTAAGCCGTTAGGAGGTCGAATCTTAAAAATAGAATGCAAAGAGGTTGAAAATTCGTTAATAAAGAACATAGATAGTTTCAAATTTCCGTTGTAATTTAGCACCCATAGCGTTAAGGGGGGGTAGAAATACCCCTTTTTTTATGTCTTAAAAACGCTTGAAAATCAACGACTTAGAAATTATTTTGTAGAAAAGTGAAAAAAAATGTTAAAAAGTATTGTTAATTGAAAGCAAACAATTATATTTGCGTATGATTATTAACGAAACAATTAAAAAAAACGCTATGGAAACACAAGATTTTAACATTGAAAACATTGATTCTAAGTTAGTTTACGAAGCTATGGAAAAGGTTTTACGTCAAAGAAATGCAGAGTTATTTATTGATACATTATCCGCAAAACTTACCGATAAACAACGTGAGCATTTTATTAAAGTTCTTTGCGATTACGAAAAATTCTTAAATAAACAATAACTTAACAAAACGGGGGGTGCGCATCCGTAACGCACAATTAAAAAAACGCTATGGAAACAATTATTAAAGCCTATGAGCAAGAACTACGCGAAACGATGCAAGAAAATATCGACGCATTCGGACATTTAGACACCGACACCCAACGAGCAATCGAACGTTGGTTAGTTATGGAAGAGTTATTAACCCGCTTAAATTTGAATAATGATTAAAGAATTTTTACTTTCGACTTTATTATTGGTTGCGATGCCGTTTTTATTGTATTACCTTTTAATCTTTTTATTATGAGTTGGCAAATAGAACTTGAAAACGATTGTTGTAATTTTTACTTTGAAAGAAACGGCGCAGATATTTGGGGTTCGTGTTTATTTACGCTCTCTCCCGACTTTGATGGCGGGTTCGAAGTTGAAACAGAAAATATCACCGCTTGGTTTGATGCGAACGAATGTGAATTACCTTGTAAACTTACGTTCGACGAAGAGTTAAATTTAGCGGATGCAATCGCAAACGAAGCAAATAATTTAATGCTTTGGGAAAAGATGTTACAAGAAAGATTAGACGATTTAGAAAACGAAAAAATAGACGAATGGAAAAGCAACAGATGGAATTAGGAGCAATGGTATATTGGTGGTGCCACGGCGGCGGCGCATTTGTAAAAGGCGGGCATTTTAATTGGAAACATTATTGTAAAGTAATAGAAGCAAAAAATGAAATTATACGAAATACTATATTGGCAGAGGAAGTTCGCAACGAGCAAACCAACGAAAACACGGATAACGATAACGGCATACGACAAAATGGACGCGGTTAGGCGTTTGGATATTTGGGAAAAATTAATAATTAAAATACGGGAATTATGACCGCAAAAGACAAAGCCATTTATTTAATTGTCAAGTTTAACAAGGTTTCAATTTGCGTAAATTTTACGAACGAAATGTTAAACAATTTAGAACATATTAAAAACTTAACGCCCAGCAAAACAATTTTCGATTTAATCGAGTATTGGCAAAACGTTAAAAGAGAAATAGAAAATTTATGATTGAACAAGCCGAATTTTTAATAGTAAAATACAACCTTCGAAGACGTTGCCGAAATCAATATTTAGTGCATCAACGCGCCTTTTTAATGAGCCGTTTAAGCAAACACGGATTAAGCGTTACGCGAATCGCAAGGATGTTTAAAATGAACCACGCAACCGTTTTGCACAACGTTCGCAACGCAAAATATTACGAAGAAATCGAAGACAAATATTATTTATCCGACGTTGCCGAAATACGCGAGGAATTAGAAAGTAATCCCGTTGTAAGAAATATGGAAGACCTAATTTCCGAAATTCTTGAATGCACCACGGTAAGACGTTTAGAAAAAATCCAACGAAGAATTTTACGAAATGAGTACAAGTTAAAAGAAGAATAGTTATATTTGTATTCGGGTTCGCCTTCCACATTATAGAACCTTAAACGAGTTATTAACCCTTGTAATGAAATCGAAGTGGAAGCCGATGGAGTTGCAGGGGTTTTTTATTGATTAAATT